ACCCCGGTACAATGCCGGGGTTATCTTTTAGTTGTTCTCAAAACCTGTGTATCCTCTCTCAATTTTCCCGCCTCTTACGCTTTTAGCGAATACAGCGTCAGTGTATCTGAAAAACGGTTCTGTGTATGTCTCACCTTTGCTATCCATCCATTTAACTACCCAGGCCATGCGTTTAATGTTGCTTTTGCTTGCTGTAGTTTTCATTTTGTTTTCCTCCGCAACATTCCAGTCTGTATCACTTGTGAGCGCCTTTTACGCCACATAACTTGTTATAGGCATGGTGCTCAACAATTAACCAAACCTTCAAATCTTCGCTAAACAGCCTCCAATCAAGATTGATATCCATTTTGTATCCGTAACCGTCGCGTAACTTTTTGGGGTAAACTTCTTTTCTCAGAAAGGCGTTAAGCAATTCCTTACCTTTCTTGATGATCCGGTCCTGTGCGTTTTTCTGTGCTTTCAAGTTTTTACCAATCGCCACCAATTTCATAACACACCCCACAATCCATTAGTTGACCACTTTCAGGAAGAAATCACGGTATTCATCTTCTTTTGCATTCATCATGAATTGACCGTATTTGAATGCATCATCAAAGCCCTTCACAATCGCAACTTCCACCTGTTCGAATGCTTTGTTCAGCATCACAACCACATAGCGTTCCATGTTGTCCCCCCTTTGTCGGTACTGCTTTTTCTTCTTGCTTACTATATACATCTTGTCACGCCTTATGTGAAGCCATTTTGTAAACTGGTTATAATTCTTGTGATGAATTTCTCATTTTTCGCGTAGAAGCGCGTAAAGATGTATGCAATATGTAACTTATAGGGGGAATCATGCCAGAAGTTTTCAGATGGACGCCGCAAAGAAGCTACAGCGTGACCAGGGAACCAAATGTGTCTGTCGTTAAACTTGGTGACAACTATGAACAAAGGCAGGCGAAAGGGATTAACACGTTGCTTGATAGTTATACCCTGGTTTTCAAAGGCAGTAGCGCGGGATGTGGTGATGGTGGAAACGTGGCGATCCAGGCTGAAGCATTGTTGAGGGCGCGCGGCGCTGTCGATGCTTTCTACTGGACGCCTTCGATGGATGGGGTGCAAAGGCTTTTCGTTTGCCGTAGCTGGAGCATGACCAAAGACGGGCCTGTGTACACGCTAAACGCAACGTTTGAACAAGTTGTTGGCTAATGGGGGTTGTTATGTACGGGACTTGTGTAGTTGACAAAACTTACGCTTTTACATTGTTTGACGACTATGAGATCAACGACCTTACTGTAAAAGCTGACAACGGCGATATATGGTATCTTCACGACGTTGGTGATGGGTACGTGGGGTGTAGATCCCGGGAAGGGAAGGAGGTTTTATTTTTGGTTGATGGCGTATAAACACAACCCCGCGAGAAGCGGGGTTATTATTATTCCATTTCCATTAATGCTATATTTTCCGCTATCGTTTTCCAGTCCAGTTCTACAGCATGAACGCCAAATACTATCAATCCCATTATTATTAGCGCCAAAACTTCTATTTTCATAATCTGTCACCTATAAGTTATCACGCAGATAATTAACGCCCTTATCAGTGACGAATGAATGATTAACCTGGTTTTCGTCCGTCATGATGATAAATAACTTTTCCTGTAGGTATTTCGCTTTTGGGTACAGCGTTAAACAGACCTGGTACAGTATCCCGCGCTCAATCAGCAAATCAATAAATTCGTGTTCATGATAACCAACGAGGCGGGCGGCCTGTTTCAACGTGTACACATAATCGCCGTGATTGCGCCTCCCCATGTTGCCGCCTTATTTATCGAATGCGCCCAGGTTATCTATGCAGAAGTCTTTCGCAGCTTTTTCGTATTCGCGTTTTGCTTCTGGATCGTCAGCAGGGAAACCTTTTGCGTGTATTTCACCAGGGCAAGACTGATCCATAGAGTCAGCAAATTCAACACTGACGTTAAAGTTAATATCTTTCGGGTTCATCTCTTCCACCTTATCCTGCACTTGTACCGGAATAACATAATAATCACGAGCACTAGACCAACAGCGGAGCAATTCACAACCTTCATCACGCGCTGATTCGAATGTGTCAAATAGCCCCATGCTTTCCCATTCGCATTTATCAGTCCACACGTCTAACCTGTATTTTTTCATTTTTTGTTAACCTCCTATTTGGCAGGTTCGATCCTGTATCCCAAAACGCGGTCATCTTCAGCAAGTAAAAGCGCGTCAGTTAGTGCCTCGCCTTCGTCTTTATACAGAGCTACAGTCATTTCCCTGCCGCCTGACAGGAATACCGTCAACCTCCACACCTTATCAGCCATCTCACACCTCCGCGCCATTTTGTTAACCCTGCTTCCTTTTGAGTACAATATACATATTGTAAAAAGCGCTATCAACCGTTTTGGTATGATTTAGCGTGACAGCGATCACAAAATGACAAGGTGAAAAAATGCGCAGCATACCTACAGAAATGATTATTGATTCCGTCGATGCCGGAGTCGGCGCAGTAATTGACTTGTTTGAATTAGACCTAACGCCCCTGGGTGGCGAGGTTATCCGCTTCCATTCCGGCGCGAATGGCTATTACGGCCCGGTTATCTGGAAGGGAGTGACTTACAACAGCTACCCAATCGAGGCTACTGGCTTCGAAATGAAAAACGAAGGCGTTTACTCGCGCCCGCAAATGGTTGTAGCCAACATTGGCGGACTCATTACGGGGATGAATAACGATTTCAACGACCTGCGAGGAATGAAGGTTACGCGCCGCCAGGTGGAAGTAAAATACCTGGATGCCATCAATTTCCCTAACGGCAATCCAGATGCAGATCCATCTATTGAGGCTGTATCTTTTTACGTCGTTGAAGCGATGAGCGAAGAAACAGCGGACCAGGTGCAATATGAACTGTCAACGCCAATTGATGCTGATAAGGCGGTTATCCCTGGGCGCACAATTCTCGCTGACGTTTGCCAGTGGCAATATCGCGGCGACGGTTGCAGATACAGTGGCGGCCCCGTAGCTACTGACAAAGACGAGCCAACCAGTGATCCGAAGCTGGATAAATGCAGCCACCGCCTGAGCGGTTGCCGTTTGCGTTTTCCGCGTCCTAATCCGTTACCAATTTCCTGTTTCCCAGGATCCAGCAAGGTGGGTTGATTATGGCGCTTGAAGATAAAATGATTCGCTATGCAGCGGCCCACCCTGACGAGGAAGTATGCGGGCTGGTGATAGATAACGATTATTTTTACCCGTGTTTAAACGTGTCTGAAACGCCTTATAACAGCTTTAAAATCTCGTCTGACGATTATATCAAAGCTGACGAATTAGGCGTTATAACAGCCGTCTTCCACTCTCACATTGAAGATATTCCTGTATTGTCAGCACGGGATCGACAACAGCAGGTTATTTCCGGCCTACCGTGGTTTTTATGTTCCGGTGGCAGGGTAAGAAAATTCCGCCCGGTAGCGCACCTGTTAGGTCGTAAATTTGAGCACGGGAAAACAGACTGCTACTCGCTTTTTCGTGACTCCTATCACCTTTGCGGCGTGGATCTACCGGACTTTGAGCGCCACGATGGGTGGTGGCTGCGTGGGGAAAACCTGTACATAAAAAACCTGCCATTGAACGGGTTTTTCATGGTTGACGCGCAAAGTATTCAGCCAGGTGACGTAATTATCCGTCAGCCGTTTAAAGGCGCTGACCCATGTCACGCGATGATTTACCTGGGCGATAACACTGTTTTGCATCATGACAATGCCGGACTGTTAAGCCGCCGCGAGCAAATGCGGCCCGCGTATGTTCGACAGACCAATTCAATATGGAGATCTGACAAATGCTCAAGTTTAGATTTACGGGCAATCTTCGAAGATATTACGGCAAAGTGTGTTTAAACGTTGATACGCCAGCGCAAGGACTTAGCTTATTGACCGCGCAGGATCAGGAGTTCAAGAAGGCTTTTTTAAATACACCTTTGCGCTTACGAATTGCCGGAAAAGATTATGACGAAAACACCGCACCCGCAGCGGTTAACAGTAAATACCCGGATGGGACTACCGTCATTATTGCCCCAGTGGTTGAAGGTGGTATTGCTGGGATTGGTGTCGTTGGTTGGATCTTGATTGGTGTTTCAGTAGTTAGCGTTGCGTTCTCGATCTTTATGTCACGCAACATGAAGATAAAAACATCAGCAGAAAGCGCACAAGATAACACCATAACTAACAACACCTACACCAGCATTGAAAACAAGGTTGGACAGGGCAGGCCAGTACCAATCCTGTTGGGTGAAATGAAAATAGGTTCAAACGTCGGATCGTTAGGCATAGACACAAGCAACAACAAAGACGCCTTAGACGTTGTAAGTTAACAGGAGAAAAACCATGAGTAGCGGCGGCGGCAAAGCCAAAACACCAGTATTATTAACACGTTAATGAAGATTAGTTCTTGAACATGAAAGAATATGTCATCGCCCTGGATCAGGGCACGAGCTCGTCAAGGGCCATTGTTTTCAATAAGAGGGGCGAGGCTATGGCTGTTCGCCAGAAGGAATTCACACAGCATTTCCCGAAGCCGGGGATGGTGGAGCACGATCCGATGGAGATCTGGGCCACCGAATATGCGATGATGACTGAGGCGGTCACATCGCTTGGACTTGGGGGAGCGGACATCGCCGCCATCGGAATCACCAACCAGCGCGAGACCACTATCGTGTGGGACGCCGAGACAGGAAAACCTGTTTATAATGCCATCGTGTGGCAGGATAGAAGGACTTCTGAATATTGCGACTCGCTCAAGGCCGCGGGAGTGACGGATATGATCCGCCGCAAGACCGGCCTCATCATCGACGCTTATTTCTCCGGAACGAAGATACGCTGGATCCTTGAGAATGTACCGGGAGCCCGTGAGCGTGCCGAGCAGGGAAAGCTTCGCTTCGGCACAGTGGACAGTTGGCTGGTGTGGAACCTGACCGGCGGACACGAGCACATCACGGACGTGAGCAACGCCTCCCGTACGATGCTGTTCAACATCAACACACTGGAATGGGATGAAGAGCTTCTTGATCTTCTGAATATTCCCGCATCGATGATGCCGCAGGTCAAATCCTCATCGGAAGTTTATGGAGAGACTGATCTTTTAGGCGGAAACGTTCCTGTCGCGGGAATAGCCGGTGACCAGCAGGCCGCCCTGTTCGGTCAGATGTGCACCGAGCCGGGATCCGTCAAGAACACTTACGGCACAGGTTGTTTCTTGCTGATGAACACAGGTGAGAAGCCGATAATGTCTAAGAACAACCTTCTCGCCACCATCGCGTGGAAGATCGGCGACAAGGTGGACTATGCCCTTGAAGGGTCTATATTCGTTGCCGGCTCTGTCGTTCAATGGCTGCGTGACGGCCTTGGAATCATCAAGAGTTCATCTGAGGTTGAGGCTCTTGCGGCCTCTGTACCGGACAATGGTGGAGTCTATATGGTGCCTGCGTTGACGGGACTTGGTGCTCCGTACTGGGATCAGTATGCTAAAGGCGGGATATTCGGAATAACCCGTGGAACCACGGCGGCTCACATCGCCAGAGCGGCTCTTGAAGGCATCGCATTCCAGACTATGGACATTGTCTCGGCTATGGAGAAGGATTCCGGAATCCATCTCGGGGAATTAAAAGTGGATGGCGGCGCGTCCCGCAACAACCTTATGATGCAGTTCCAGTCCGACATCCTTGGCGCCAAAGTCATAAGGCCTAAAGTGACCGAGACGACGGCTCTCGGTGCGGCTTACCTTGCCGGGCTGGCTGTCGGCTTCTGGGAGAGCCTTGATGACGTGAAGAAGCAATGGGAGGCAGACAGCGTCTTCACTCCTTCGATGGATGAGGATGCCGTCAGGGCGGCCAAAGCCGGATGGGCCGACGCTATCGGACGAACATTAACCAATAAGTAGTGAATGCTCTTTGATGAGATTGATCTTCAAACCAGTCAAACCAAGATATTTTTTGAATATTATGAATCCATATTTCGCCGAGTTTCTCGGCACACTTGTACTAATCCTTATGGGTGACGGAGTCTGCGCCTGCACCAGCCTTGAGAAATCCAAAGGCAAGGGCGCCGGTTGGGTAGTGATAACCTTGGCGTGGGGCTTTGCCGTGATGTGCGGAGTTTTCATCGCTGGACCATATTCAGGAGCGCATCTCAATCCGGCCGTGACAATTGGTTTGGCCGTGGCTGGCTCGTTCCCTTTGGCTTCGGTTTTAGGCTAC